ACTATTATCTACATAGAGAAAAGATTATAAAGATATTTATGAATCGAGTGGCTATAAATGTAGATGAAGTTTTAGTCGAGTTTCTCAAACCAATGGCTCGACATAATAAACTTGTACTGCCTTCAAAACCAAGATATTCATATGTGTATAGAAATATCTTCGATTTGTCACAAGAAGAATCAACAAAAATGGTACACGATTTCTACGACTCACAGTGTTTTGAAAGGTTAAAACCCATATATGGATCTCGTGCAATTGTTCAGATGATGCGACCAAAAACAACCAAACTATATGCAATCACAGGTCGCCAAGAATATGCACGGTACAAAACAGAAAAATGGCTGGATGACAATTTTCCTAGACTTTTCGATGACTTGATTTTGACAAACAGTTACACTCCCAGAGAAGTTTGTAAATCTGATGTGTGTACATCTTTAAATGTAGACACGATTATAGACGATAGTAACATTGACTGTGGTATATGTAGATATATGGGTATAACCCCCATTCATTTCGGAGGATATGATGGGGAGTTATATCCGTGGTGCTACCAAGATGAAAGTACAGTGACAAGTTGGGACAGATTATACAAAAAGAATGTAATGTGTGTAAAAAAGCGAATATGAAAATAGTAGCATAATTCATGAGTTTTAGATTCTGGGGAAAGCATTTGTGGTTTAGCATTCACTTTATTGCACTTAAGTACCCATCTGATCCAACTGAAGAACATAAGAAAAATTATAAAGAATTCTTCGAAAATTTAAAAATGGTCCTACCTTGTAGCAGGTGTAGGGAACATTACACCGAACACCTAGGGATAAAACCCCTTACAGAAGATGTCTTGTCAAGCCAGTTGAATTTGTTTTTTTGGACAGTTGATATTCATAATCTTGTCAATGAATCTTTAGAGAAAGAAACTTGGTCACACGAAGAAGCTCTTGAGTTTTATTCGAATCGTAAAAATTTTGTTACTACTTTAGACTCTTGATGGCAGTTGCAATATTGGGAAATATTATCCCCTGAAATTTGACACGACCCGTCCTGAGATTAACATAACCCTCGTGTCCATTAAAAACTGCTCGGTGAATGTCGAGACCCATATAAAAAATACAATATTATATTTAGTAGATATGAGTCTTTCCATCATCATGGGAAATATGTTTTCGGGTAAGACGTCTGAACTTATCCGAAGACTCAAGCGTTTGAAAGTTCTTGGAAAGGAAATCATTGTGGTGAACTCAGCAAAAGATACACGATCACCAGATGAAGTGTTGAAAACCCATGATAATGTAAAATTCAGTTGTCACAAAGTTCATGATCTTTTTAGCCTCTTAGATAGGGAGGCGTTTGAAAACGCAGATATCGTAGCCATCGATGAAGCACAGTTTTTTCCTAGACTGAAAAAATTTGTGGAACATTGTCTGTATCAGAAGAAACAAATCATACTAACAGGTTTGGATGCCGACTCTTTCCAAAGAAAGTTTGGTGAACTTATTGATTGTATTCCACTTGCATGTGAGGTTGTAAAGTTGTCAGCATTATGTATGGTGTGTAAAGATGGAACATGCGGTCCGTTTACCAAACGAATTGTACCGGATAAACAACTGGAATTAATTGGAGGAAGTGACATGTATGTGGCAGTTTGCAGGAATCATCTTTACCCAGATGAACTTGCACCATCTGATTTATGGTGGACAGGTAGATGATATCAATATTTAAACCCTAACAATCTCTTCTGCTTGTTTGTAGATCTAGTAGGTATAGGAACACAGAAATTATCGTTACTGTGTACCCATTTATATCCATCGTGTGCCGTCCACTTTATCCCATGCTTTGATAGAGTTTTACGACACAATACACAGGGTAAGGATATTGCATCTCCAAGTGTATTCTTTCTCTCGACTACCAATTGGCCATATTTTCGATGAAGCCAGTCTGTAAATTGATGGGGCTTTTTGCCACTCTTGATACACTTAATATATAGGCTACGTATAAGTCTTCTTTCTGCACACAATAGGTTATCACTTAGGACGCCTGGACCCCGTGACATGTAACTTGTCACCGTGCAATACTTCATAAATAATATCAAGGTATTATAAATATGATGTTCACCCAGGTGCAAGTTATCCTTATTGCATTGTTTCTGTTCATTCTTGTATCGACGAAGAACTTAGGTAACCGTCCAGCTATTATTATTTTCGTGGCGACGACTCTTCTCCACATGTATGATCATCTCTTCCTACTCAAGCGTGGCAAGGAGAAGAAGCTCGTCGAAAACTACACTTGTCCTTCCTGTAGCGGTGCTTAATTTCTAAGTATATAGAAATGCCCCATTGTTACGAAAAATACCAGCCCGAGACTGAGGTTGAGGCTGAGGCCGAACCCGTCGAGAAGAAGTTTCTCATTATCCCCAAGATGCCTTTTGGCCTCACTGTTTTCCAGGTTGTCCAGGTACTCATGCTCTCTTACATCATTCTCAAGCAGAATAAACTTGTCTAATTATAGTAATGAAGGTCAGACTCATCAAGAGTCCCAACCCCCAAAAGAAATTCAGAGCGATCTTCGAAAATGGTCGTAAAGTAGACTTTGGTGGTCGAGGCTATACTGACTATACAATCCATAAAGATCCAATGCGGATGCGTTTATACGTTCAACGTCACGGAGGAAACGTTCCAGACGGCGACCAAGATGTACACAGGCGTATGTTGAGCGTCGACAGGAGTGATAAAGAACGTTGGTCTAAAAACGGTATGTATACCGCTGGTTTCTGGTCTAGGTGGTTACTTTGGAGTCAGCCATCAATGACGAAAGCTAAGCGATTGATGTCCTCGCGTTTCGGTTTGCGATTTGTTTAAGACCTCTACGATTCAAAGCACCTTGAAGGTTTCTAAGTAGATTTCTTGGCATCACAGGTCGCACGTTACCACCACGAGAGGCAACAACACGCTTCATAGGAGGAGGTGGTGGGGGTGGGAGAGGAACTCTGGTACCCATGTTTAACAGAGATTTGCACATACCAACTGTCTGTTTTGCATTTTTAACACGATTTTCCATGTTTCTACGAACCTTTTTACGCAACTCTTTTATGGTTAATTTCATGCGTCTACCATTCACATCCTTTGTGACACGCTGACCAGTTGCCTTAACTTTTTCCTTCAACTGTTTGTAGTCCATTAATATTGATAAAGAAAATGTTTGAAATATAGTTATGTCATATAAAGAAGATCTAACAGAGACGAACCGACTCATACGAGAAGTACTTCTTCCTGAGATGGCAAATTTAAGAGGGGAACTTAATGAGTTGCGGCGATATACCTGGCCATATATACAAGCTCTAAAAGAGAACAATCAACTTGACGACATTCAAGCGAAGCGGAATTTTTCGCATCACTTGGATGATGAAACATTACTTCAGTTACTGAAGATCAAGGCTCTTCATCATCAAAGACGAGGAGAGAATGGAACTTTGACACTAAGAGAATTTGATTTGATTAGAAAAAATTGTCCGTCCGATACGTCTTAACAGTGAAAACACCATCTCTACCATATACTGTCACCTGTTCACCACCGTACAGCTCGGGGCAACCGATGTCTTCTGTGCATTCGCGACCATCAATAGAAACTGGGATGGGATAAATTTGGTCACCGAGGGTGGTTGTGTGATAGTGATAGCGGTCACGCCTATTACGAACTTCGCGGCCATAGAGGGGTAAAGTTTCGCCAGCCTCATTTGAAAGAAGACCAATCTGCTGGAAATGTCCGGGTTTGTATTTCTTTATGGGAGGACCCCTGTACTCTGGGGGCATACGTTGACTTTCAACCCTTACGGGAACTGGTACCTTCACTGGAACAGGAACCTCCACTTCGATTGGATTCCTCACCAACGCGTAAATCATGATCACGGGAATAGACAGAAGAACTATAGAATTGACAAGCTTATAGTTAATCTTCATCTTTATAATAAGCCATGAAAATATTGGGGGTCGATATTGGATATACGAACATGGGCCTGGTCATGGCATTATGTCATGGACCTAGAGTAGAAATTGAATACCTGAAAAAGGTTGATTTAGGAGACTACAAATATGTAGGTAAAAGTAATGATACCGCTATTATAATATCTTTATTTGTGGAAGAATATGAACATATATTTAAAGAAGCTGACGTGATCCTCATAGAACGACAACCACCATCTGGGATGAATAATATAGAAGCGTTACTACATTACATCTTCATGGATAAAGTAGTTTTGATATCTCCACTCAGTGTCCACAGACACTTTGGTATGGATGGTTTAAACTACGAAGAACGAAAACAAAGAAGTGTAAGAATAGCCAGGCAATACATAGAGGAAATACCGTATGATCGTGAACATGATATAGCAGATGCTCTATGTATGATTATACACTATAACTGGAAAGTATCTATTCATTTTTTCGACTCATTTAGATTTAAACCCCATGATCGTATTAATGCGACCAAGTCTTACCTGAACCAGCATCCAAAGGGCAAAAGCTGATAACTTAATAATTTTACCAGACGCGTCATCTGAAACATTATACACTGGGTCAAGAACCCGTGACATAAAAGTTTTTGATTTTTCCTGACCAGTTAAGTATACCTCAAGTTGTGTGAGACAGCATGTGTCATCATTGGTTATCCAGTGGAAAAATACAAATGGTATGAACAGAGAGTACATCTCAAGCCATCGAACATCTTTGACAAACATGGGGACGATCACCGCCGCCACCAGCATAAGTAAGTGAATCACAAAGATTATGTTCATATATAGTAGACGATGAAAAAATCGTGGAACGACCAACATGAAAATATATTGAGACAATGGGGTGAGGCCTCGGCCTGTTATAGGTACATGAACCACCGAGCCTTCCTTATGTACAAAACTCTTTCGATGCGTTTTACATTACCAGTCATCGTTCTTTCGACAATCACGGGTACGGCCAATTTTGCCCAGGATCAGTTTCCGGATTCGATACAGGGAAGTGTTCCTGCTATGATTGGTGGTTTAAATCTTATTGCCGGACTCATAGCGACCGTGATGCAATTTTTAAAAATTAACGAATTAATGGAGAACCATAGAACTGCTGCACTGTATTACGGTCTATTGTCGCGTAATATTAGGTTAATGTTAGCTCTTCCACGTGAAGAACGTAAAAAGGATGGTCTCAAGTTTGTCGAAGAATGTAAAGCTGAGTACGATCGCCTCATTGAGCAATCACCACCAGTTCCAATAAACATCATCAAGAATTTTGAACTGACGTACCCAGATGATGAATGTGATTTCATTAAACCAGAAATACTCGATGTTCGACCCATTCATGTCATAACTGCTATCACCGAAGATACGCCGTTCTCTAAGGTGGGGAAAGCTTTCCAATCTGATGAAGAGAAGTCTGAAGGATCGACAGACGTCGAACAAGGTGAACGACGAGAATAAATAAGATGAGATTGAATATAGTTATAGATAGAGCGTAAGGGAACACTTTCTGTTTTAAAGGTTTGACTACCCTCTCATGTAGTGCGTCATTTTCCAGCACCAAATCTATGGCCTGATTAGTAAGATCATCCATGGACCGCTTCATTAAAATAATTCCACAAAAAAACAACGACGAAGGAGACACGGTTCACGTCGAAGAATTCAAACGCATTAAACACTTGATTAACGAAAATCAAAATGTATTTATATGCGGTCCAACAGGTGTGGGAAAAACTCATTTACTTAGACAAGTTGTTGATCTGAACAGATGTATAGAAATACACAAAAAGACAACCATCGAATATCTGAGTGATACATGTGCACCGATCATCGTGGAAGATTATGACGCCGAACCACTATTGTACAAAAATTTAGTGGATCATGTAGTTGACAATGGGACAGTGAATAGTAAATCACTGATTGTGACATCTATCAATGGGTACCTACTTCCAAACTTTCAAACAGTTTTTATTAAACCCCTCACCGTAGATCAACTATTGACTATAAAAAATGGTAAAGGTGCCGAAGAAGCAGCAAGAAAATCAAAAGGGTCCGTTCGAAATTATCTCAACTACATGGAAAATTATGATGACATAGATGAGTTTAAAACATCAAAGGAATTTGTGAAAGATATTCTCTGCACGAGTGACCCATTCCCATGGTACGATAGTATACCCGAACATGGCCATATATGCGACACTCTACAAGAGAATTACATTGAATCTAAGGGTGCGAACATCATACGTATATCAGATTCCCTCTCAGAAGCCGATGTCTTTGATACATATATTTATAACGGACAATGGAACCTACTCCCTTATTATACTCACACGGGTATACGAATTCCAAAAGCGTATCTTGAAACACCACTCAATCCAAATACCATCAGATCTGGAAGTGCATGGACAAAGTACGGAAATTTTAAAATGCGTTTCAAAAAGTATAGCGAAATCAGAAGAAAATCAGGAAACCGTCTCGGAGTAGAAGAGATGTGCCTATTAAAGAAATATGCAGAGCTTGGACGCTTTGATAGGTTAATAGACTATGGAATCACTCCACAAGATTTTGACGTAATGAACCACCTAGCAGTGACAAGTAAGTTAAAACAAAGAGACGTCACAAATATAAAAAAGGCTCTCAAAAATGTCATCGAAAGACGAGAGTGAAGATACTCCGACGACTGTCAAGACCATCGGTAACGAGATGTTCTTTTACGGAGAGATTACCCAAGAAAGCATTCTAGAATTTACCGAATGCTTCAAGAAACTTGAGATTGAAGTACTCAAGAAAGCAGCTGATATGTATGGGTACACACCTCTGATTCGTGTTCACATTATGAGTGAAGGTGGTGATCTATTCGCGGGTATCGCTGCCATGAATGTCCTAGAGAAGTCTCGTGTGAAGGTTACTACAATTGCTCAAGGGTCGTGTTGCAGTTCCGCCACCTTCATGCTACTTGGTGGGTCGGAGAGACTCATGGGTATGAATGCCCATATCCTCATTCATCAGATTAGTACAGGTGAATTTTGGGGTAACTACGAAGAAATGAAGGATGAAGTGAAATCGTGTGGCAAGTTCATGAAGGCCATCAAAGACATCTACATGAAAAAGACGAAAATTCCAGATAAAAATTTCAAGAGAATGATGAAGAAGGACATTTACCTTCCTTCGTCTAAATGTTTAAAATATAAGATCGTTCACGGGATTGCCTAATGTCGACCGATCGTTTATACAATCCCAAGATGACGAGACATATAAAAATTATACACAACGTGTTTAAATTAAAATTGTCCTCATCTGGCAACCTAAGTCGCTCCATCCTACCATAATTGACAACTGGTAATTCAGACATCTATTTAAAACGTACATTTTATTATCGTATAATGGAACGCCTTATCCGCCAAGACAAGCACGATCGTCAGCGATACATTGACATCCGGGTTGAAGACCTGAAAGATGGAACTGCCGACATTGTGAAGACTTCTGGTATCGTGGGAAGTGACAAGTTTACTGAATCACGAACCAATGTGAAGACTGGTTATGAGAAAGCTCTCAAGCGAGCTCAGACCATGTGGAATAATGAGCATGCAAAGTGTAATCAGGTGTTGCCCATGCTTGCGAACAAATGGGAAGATCGTAAGAAATACATCTCTCAACCCTTTTACGTTCAACCCAAACTCGATGGGGTTCGTCTCTTGGTATCCAAGGATGGTGGCATTTCAAGGACTGGTAAAATCATTCCTGGAACTGAAATTCTGGGTAAAGGTCTCAAGGAAGGTCAATACGTTGACGGTGAAGCGTTTGACCCTAATCTCTCCTTCGAGGATCTCACAAGCACCTTCAAAACAGATCCTTTGAAGCTCAAGTTCCACGTGTTTGATTACTTTGATATGAATGCACTGGATATGACATTTGAACAGCGTTGGGAAACTGTAAAGTCTCTCAAGAACAAACACTACGAGTACGTCAAGACGACACTCGTCATGCTGCGAGAGCATGTTCCCATGGTACACAAACAGCACGTCGAGGAGGGTCATGAGGGTACTATGATCCGTGACAAGGACAGTGTATATGAAGTTGGTCAGCGAAGCAATTACCTCCTCAAGCATAAAGATTTTCAGACTGAGGAGTATGAGATTGTTGGCGCCAAGACTGGCCATGGTCGTGATGCAGACGCAGTTGTTTGGGTCTGTAAGACACAAGATGGTCATCAGTTTACTGTTCGACCCGAAGGCACCATCGTTCAGAGAGAAGAGGATTACAAGAATCGTGAGAAGTTTATGGGAAAGATGCTTACCGTGCGTTTTCAGAACCTGACTGCACAAAACGTGCCACGTTTCCCTGTCGGTGTGGCAGTTAGAGATTATGAGTGATACGTATGCATGGATACTATCATAGAAGGAATAGGTCTTGCGAGTTCTGTTTTAATAACAATCATGTTTGTTCCTCAAGTTGTCCACGTATATGTGACTAAAGATACACATGCAATCAATTATACATTCTTAAATATAAATCTTCTCGCAAGTGCTTTAGGTTTGATATACTCTATATACTTCACTGTCATACCAATGATGGTAGCAAATACTTCAGCCGGACTTTTTTCAGTTTCGCTCATAAGTATGAAATACTTAAACAATAATCCCCCAGTTATAGTAAATGAACCGGATCGCTGTTGACGTTGACGAAGTACTCGTTCCCTTTTTGTTTCCGATGGCCAAATGGCGTGGCCTCAGTATGCCTAGGAAAGAAAAATACCCATACCTCTATCGTGACATCTTTTCGATTCCAGAAGAGGAATCTCAAAAGATGGTACGAGCGTTTTACAGCAGTCAGGCCTTCAAAAATTTGAAACCCATTCCAGGTGCTCGTAAGAAACTTACTCTACTTCGTGAGCGAACAGACAAGATTTATGTCGTTACTGGTAGACAAGATATTGCACGAGAGACAACTGAATGGTGGCTTGATAAGTATTTTCCGGATATTTTTGATGATCTCATTTTGACAAATAGTTTTACCCCGTTTGAAATTAAAAAAGTAGATGTTTGTCGCTCTCTCGCCCTTGACACAATTATTGATGATAGCATAGGCATTTGCACCGATTGTATCAGTAATGGAATCAATGCCATTCATTTTGTTGGTGAAGATGTATACCCTTGGTGTGAAGAGACTAATATTAGTGTTAAAAGGTGGGATGAAATTTAATGTTCGATTAATTTAATGTTCGCACTTCTTTGTAAACCAGTTGTTGTACCAACACAGGCCGGTGGTAATCCTATTCTTAGAGCGAATGATTGTCGTATAGCTTATGTAAAACCATCTCAAACTCAAGAAGGTAAACTTGAACTTGAGATACTTGAAGCACCTCCGGTATACATAGGTCCAGACCATGAAAGTGAAAAGTTTTAAAAGAAAGGATTCGTAAGATTGATTAGTTTGCCGTTTTCCGTTGTTTTCATAAAAATTACTTCATCGCATTCACCCCCTTTCATTGTCATTTCTGGTTCTCCACATGTTGTGCCAGGTGATTTGTGTCTATCACATGCAAATTTAGTTCGAGTTGTAATATCCATGTTCTGGCTATAGCCTATAAAGGTTCTATCTACCTTTCCGTCTTTATCCAGAGCTTCAACTGTAGCCTTCCATGAGTAAGGTCCAAAACTCCATTCATTGTTAACATCTATAGGAGGAGGTGGGTGATCCAGGAGGGAGGACCTGTTTACCCATTTCTTACCACTCTTAATCCTAAAGGGTGTGAGTAACCAACTGGTGATTGTTGACATTTTAGATATAGCACACCTCCTTTTTAAATCATTAACATGTACGAATAACAATTTATTTTATCACCTTCCTATAAGGTAGCATGTCTTCTAAGAATTTCTACGGACTGACAGGAGACGTCACCATTGATGGTGGTATTCTAAATGTTGCAAATACAAATGTATCTGGTAACGTGACTTCCACATCTTTATTAGTGAGCAATGTCGCTACACTAGGAACTACAAAAACATTTGTTGTGAGAGCATCCGGTGGTGCATATTACATTGATGAGGAGGCACGCAAATCCCTCGAACTCCACGAAGGTCAAACCTATATATTTGACCTATCTCATAGTAGTCTTGCAAGTGGACCTCATCCTTTAGAATTTGCGACACAACCCGAGGGTGCAAATAATAGCGGATATACAACGGGTATATCCTCTACAGGGACATTGGGGACTACCGGTGCAAAGAAAACGTTTGTGGTTCCCGCGGGTGCTCCTACGACTTTATACTACTACTGCACGGTTCATTCGGGTATGGGTGGTCAAATAAACATCTCACCGGCCGCAGAACTCGTCGTTTCTGGGCGTATTGTCGCATCTGGAAATGTCGAGGCTTCCAAGATTACGGCATCTGCCAATGTTGAGGTTACTGGAAACGTCGTTGCATCTAAATTCGTCGGTGATGGTAGTTTACTCACTAGTGTAACCGCTGCAACAACCTCAGGTTTACAAGTAGTTACTGACAATAGTCCAACAACAACTAATACAATAGAATTTACAAACCCTACAACTTCCTTGAGGGCGAGTAGTAATATTGTAGCTACTGGAAATGTCACGGCCGATCACTTTATTGGTGATGGTAGCCAACTTTCTGGTATTGTAACTTCGGTTACATTTGGAGATGCCGTTGATACGGGAAATGTCTCTTCAAACACACTTCTTTTAACAAATGCTAAAGAAGGTTTAGTTGCGACCGGTAACGTCGTAACTCAAGGAAAATTCATAGGTGATGGTAGTGAACTTACTGGTATCGTAACTTCAGTAAATCTATCTGACGCTGTAGATACTGGTAATACGACATCAAATACCGTGCAATTTACAAACACTTCTACATCTTTGACTGCCAGTGGTAATGTTGAAGTTGCGGGAAATGTAGTCGCAACCTATTTTGTTGGTGATGGTAGTCGATTGACAGGTATTTCTGGTGGTAGTGGTGGAACCAGTCACTGGACTAAAGATGCGGTTACTAACCAATTACATTATAGTACTGGTAGTGTGGGGATTTCAAATACTAATCCAGCACACGATCTTTCCGTTGGATCCAACCTTTATGTCGACGATGATGCGACTGACGGTGTTCTCATGGTAACCGGTAATGTACACGGAACATACTTTGTTGGTGATGGTAGCCGACTCATAAATCTCCCCGAAGGTGGAGGCTCGACTAACTGGACGACATCGGGTAACCCAGTAAATAAAATTTATTATCCACAGAATCCTGGAACCACCTCTGTATCCGTCGGTATCATGAATGCCGCACCGACACACACCTTGAGTGTTGGTTCCAATCTTTTTATAGATGATGCGGGATCAAACGTCCTCCATGTAGATGGTAATATTACAGCCGAATCCATGTTTTTGGGTGCATTAGGTATTAAACCAGCTTACCCACTTGATTCAGTCACTGATACGGGGAATGTAACACCCCATACTATTTCGTTTACTAACCCAACATTAGGTATTACAACTGCATCCAACGTTGAAATCGGTGGAGCACTTGTTGTTGGTAAAGGTACCCTGGGTGGATCGAATTTGGAGGTGGGCGAAGCTAACCTATTCGTGAATACTCAACTGACACGCGTCGGTATTGCGACCGACCAACCAGCAGCCACCCTCCACGTAAATGGTAGTCTTGCAGTAGATGGACCTTTGACGTTTGGTACAGTTGACGTTGCCGCACAACACGGGCTTGAAGCAATTACCGCCGTTGATAACACTACACCGCTAACTATTGAACTTCAAAATGCAGATACATCCCTTGTGACTACGGGAAATGTTGAGGTGGGTGGAAACGTAATCACTAGCAAAGATCTCACGGTTACAGGTAACGTAACCACAAATAGCGAACTTATTGTCGCAGGTAACGTTTTTTACACTAATCTTATGTCTGTGAGTGTGAAATCTAATGTGGTCACCGAATACACGGGACCCCACGATCGACCCC